TCTGGAAGTCCGTATATATCTGACAACATTACTAATGTAAGCGTCACGTCTAAGCTATCTAACCCAATGTCTTCTTCTTTTAGGGTTACATCTAATGATTTAGGTTTAGTGTATTTGTCTAAACGCGGTTTATTTTCGCGGACGCAAGCGTCGAACAGTTCTATAAAGTCCATTTTGCACCTATCTGTTGAGGGTGCTTTTATTGTACAGCATTTAGTTATTACTTACAAACTGAACTGCTACCACTGAAGAAGGAAGACCGGGATGCGGTGTAGTCGCCGCCTGTGTTTGTAGGGTAAGATCAGTATCATCTACAGCCCAATACATTTCTATATACTGGTCTGCGAGCAAATCTATAGAAAAATTCCAAAATACTGCTGTATGGTCGTTACCTTTAATTGAATTTTTCTGTCCGCCGTACGGCACATCTGTACCGTTTTTGTTTATCCACGTCCACAATATCGCAGTGGCCGAGTTATCTTTCTTAACCTGCATTGTCACTTGAAAGTTGTATATGCCATCAGCCGTTACTGTTATTCTAGTTTTGTTAGTTCCTTCTATAGATACACTATTCCATAGGTAGCTATTTTCAAACTCAACCGGATACCCTGTATTAGGTGCCGTTGCGGTCTGATTTGTAGTGCTGTAAAATAACCCGCGTGGTAGGTATAAGAATTTACCACCATCATCAGAATCTAACAACGTATTTACCACGTTAAGAAACCTATTGAAGAACAAACGTAGCACGTTGCTATTCTGGTCCATGTATGGACGTTCATAACCTTCAGGCGCTAAAGGAAGCGCGGGTGTAGCTACCTTATCTATTTCGTTAGGCATTACCGCCTCCCGTCAGGGCGCATGTCAATCCTCGGTGCGCCGAGCTGCCATGTAACACCTTCTCCTGTGGACTCAACTTTCATAGCAAGCTGCCTACCACGCACGCGGGTATATATCTGCCCCGTATACGCCTCTACAGGAAGCACAGCCGTACGGGTTATCGTACGTGAGTTACTACCACCTTCCGACAGAGGATCATTATAGCCAGACCCAGAATTGGCAAGTGGTAGTAACGTCATCGTCGCACTGGGGGAACCTGTTGTAGACCCATCAAACCGTATGTCAGGCAATATGCGCCATATAAACGCAAACTGATGGCCGTCTTCTAAGTCAAACTCTGCAGAAGCAACAAACGCGTGTATGGCTGCGGTGGTAGCTGTCTCGTTGTCATCTACACCTTCCTCGTGGTTTACGAGGTTATATGAGTATGTAGCTGCAAGCGGGTTACCCCGTAGACCGGAATCAAGCCATGCAGTGCGGGCCATTGTGCCATAGTACCAAATATCTTCTAGGTAGTTGTACACCACATAACGATCTATATTTGTCTGATCGGTAGAACAATAGAACCACCACACTTCGTGATACGACTCGTTAGTCCCTGCAAATACTTGGTCGTATTGTTGCTCGTTGAAGTCACCAAAGACAAACTTACGCAGGTCACAGCGCAGGGGTTGAGTACGCCCGTCATACTTGTAGAACTTATCTTTACCCATCCAGTAGGCTACGCCATTAGCATAGGCTACACAGTTTTGTGATGCTGTAGATATGTTTTCACCAACAAGCTGCGCAGACCACACTACAGGAGCGCCCACATATTGTAGCGAATAGAGAGCCGCGTCAGTCCAGACCAGCACCTCCTGTCTAGCTTGTTTAGAGGCTATAATCTCGGTGCCACGAGATAACGTAAGGAACCCTGCTTGTGATGTAACCGATGGTGTCCAATCTACTACACTACCTTGATCCGACCATCGCACCAACATAGGGTTGACTGTGGAACTACCAAACTCATTTGCACCGAACGCAAACACAAAACGATTGATGTCGGATACTTCTAAAATACGTTGGCTTGTGGGTACGTTGCTTGCGCCACCAAGGGTTGATAGCTCTACACCGCGGGATGTTAGTCCGCTAGTTGCATCCCAATAATATATCGGCCCCCCACGAGGCCCAAAAACAAGGTCTTCGCCAAAATTAGACTGGCTCCAAAGCCTGATTGCATCTGTAGATGTGTCACCTACACCCCACGTACCAGAACCCCAAGAAGAAGCGCCCCAACCTGTAAGGGGGATTGCAAACGCGGGACCAATGTTGATCTGATACGCCGCCGTAACCGTACCACCACCTGTTGCAGTAGAGGAAGCTGCAGAACCCGCATCTATTGTGTATTCGTTGGTAGTGGTAGTAAGAGTTATCTGATACTCACCGTTTAGAGTAAGCCCACCCACGGCGCTAGCACCACTATAGGTAACAAAATCTCCGTCTGTATAGCCGCCATTCGCATCGGTAACCGTAACAATAGGAGAACCTGAAGTTGTTGCGAACGGGTTTGTGAGCGTCACTGTAGCACGTAATGGGGTGATGTCGTTATACGCTCCACCGTTCTCAATGTAGTATTTTAGGTTGGTGCCGACGGCAATAAGGTTCTGACTACCTAGTGTTACCCAATTCCATAATGACCTACACACACCTTGAAACGTGGTAGCAGATATACGTTGCCAACCACCTATCTTCTCAGGTGTACCCTGCCGAAAGCGTATCTTGTCGCACTCGTACCAGCCACCTTCGCTTGTGTAGCGTGTGTTTTCGCGGTTCACACCAGACTTTAAAAGTAGCTTCTTTAGGGGCATGTTACACCTTAATCTATAAGTTCAAAATGAGGGCCGTCAATAAATGGCCTACGCCCCTGCGATCTACGAAGGTCAACATACGCGTTCATAGCGTCTTCCATTGTGCCGTTCCATTTACGAATGTCCATAGGGTATGGCATTTCAGGTGTACCCCATGCAGCGCCCCAACAAATAGAAACACCTACCACTTCTGCGGCTTCTTTGATCGCATCGGCAAGATCATCGTATAAATTCAGTTCCCACGATGCACGCCCATTAACATAGGCCATAATATCAAAAGCCTTACCCTCAAGGTGTTTTGACTTCATGGTTTGACTAGCGCCTTTAGCGACCAACTCTTTTTGTTGTTCCAAGGTTCTCATCCCTTGCACAACACCGAAATCAGTTTTTGTTAGGGTTATGGCATGTTTCACAACAGCCTGTAGCCGTTCGTCAATACCCTCAAGCCTATCAAGGCTACGTCTACTTAACTTAAACTCGCTCATGTTACTTCCTCTTAAAAAATGCCTGTGCCCCGCGCACACCGAAACTGGCTGAAATTGCAATTCCAAGGCTGTAAAAATACCAGTCTGGCGCTTTGTTGAGTTGTTCAAAGCCTCGGTCTACCCAACCTTCTGCGCCCGGAATCCAGCATAAAATCAATGGGATAGACAAGATAATTACGAACCACTCATCCTTCCAGCTAGACTTGGCACCTTCTGCCATGATGCGTTCCCAGTCTGCGACTGAGGTTTCCTTGGACAGCATAATCTTGGCTTTGGCTTCTGCTTCTGTGAGTTTTAACTTGGCATCCGCGGCTTGTTTGTCAGCTTTACCCTGCAGCCAAGAAGAGGCTAGATTACCTAGTGGTCCTATTAGCGCCTGTATCATTTCTCAGACCCCAACCACACGGCTATCGTTCCCGTCATAGCCCCACTAACCACTGAAATCATTGCGGATTGCTGCGTTGACAAGTCATCCAAACTCATTCCCCACTCAATCACACGGATATACATAATCGTCATAACAACCATCATAAAACGTGGCATGAGCTTGTATTGCAGAATCTTTTCAAAGGTATTTGCCATGTTACACCTCTATGTTTAACTTCGTTCCTTGCGGCCTGTCCGCATTGGTCTTGCGTCCGAACCTATCATAGCTTTCTGATAATTCCAACTGTTGCTTTCTTAGGGCTTCTAGGTGTTGGTGGTTATTCCTGTGGTTCTTTTCCACCCGCTGTTCTGTGAGGTGGTTTTCTATGCGTTCGCGTGCACGCGTTTGTTCGTGGATGTGACTTCCCACATCGAACGGCATGTTACCTACACCTGTAAGTCCGTCAGCCACAGCCACCCCTTTCTATAACCCATTCTGCTATTTTACGATGATGTGTTATAATCACAATCTTGCCTCGCTCGTCGTACACTATCCACCGCAATCTACCTACTTGCACCAGCCGCATTTACCATCTGCCTTGGTCCTTACCGATCAACCAAACAGCAAAGCTCATAACAGTAACGCCAACTGCAGCGGCCAGCAAACCAACAACCCACTCAATAATTTTACGTTTTAGTTCTTCTTTGCGATACAGTTCCTCTTTGCGCTGTTTGCGCATCTGTGCCTCAATATACAGCACCTCCTCCCACGCGGATGGACCATAATGGAACGATATAAAATTTTTGATTTCGGTACGCATTTGCTCCATCTTCTTCTTTTGGGCAAATATCTGTATCGCGGTTTCGTTATCGGAACCTTTGAAACTGTACCATGGTGGGTTTTGTGCCCTGTCTTCTGCGTAGGAAAAATCACTAAACGCCTTACCCCATTGGGAAAGTTGACCAGACATATCTTGGATATCGCGGCCTACGGCAATGCCTTTCTTGATGGCATTAAAAGCGCTCGTCGCCATACCTACTGCTGTAATTGGATCAATCATGTTTCACGAAACCTCACCGGACACTGGTAATCAGGATCAACTCGGTAAATCCTGTCATAATAGCTATAGGGTCGCGTGCCACAGTCATACCAGCAGGCTTTGTAGAACCAACTGCCGTAGCCGTTTATGAACACATGCCCGTACCCTATGAATACGAGCGTGCAAAGCATGTTACCGCTCCATTAAGCGGTCTATTTTTTCTTCAAGGCGGTCAAACCGTGCAACGATCTGATTCATAGTTGAAGCACCGTCTAGTTTATTGACGTATTCTTTCGCCATCTCTTCCCTTGTTTTGTTCAAGAGAATTTGAACGCGCCCAAGTTCGGCGTGTTGAGCTTTTAACCACCAACCAATACCGCCTATTGAAGCGGCTAATCCTACATTTATGAGCGCGTTCATTTCCATTAGTTTACCACTTCAGCCTCTTCGACTTCCTCTGGATTTTCCAAAGCGTCAGCCAAGAGTTCAACAAACTTCTGACGGCCTACCGCAAGCTGGTCCAAGTTGAACTGAGCGTTATCCATTTTACGCCCTAGATCGTTTACATGGTTTAGCATCGCTTTTTGTTTATCCGTCATGTCTTCGACAAAGTATTCTATGTCGTTGACTGTAATCGGGGTCTTTTCATTTTTTCCCATTACGAGTCTCCTATGTTAAAGTTTTACGAGTTTGCTGCAATCGCAGCGTTTACCGCAGTCA